GGCATATCATCGGGAAACTCCGCTGTTCTGCCGTCTGGAAGCGCAATAATTTGAGCCATAATGATATTCTCACTGGATGAGGACAAAATCTTGGAGATTGTCATCCCATCTTAAATTTGCGGTAGGGTTATCTGAGTCGTCACCAGCAGATGTGGCTTGGCCGCTACCAGACTCAAGAGGCTTATCCAAAACTGGAGAGGGATAAAACACTAGGGCAGATTCTTGGTTTGTTTTTTCTAGCTCCGATCTGATCGCAGCCCGCCTGTCGTAATACTCTTTAATAAGCCCTTCATTGGCCTGCTTAGCAATTAATAAGATTTGCTTCATAGCCTCGGCATCAATACTTATGTCGCCAGCAACCACAGACTTAGCATAGTCCCTATCAGCGTCAGAAAGCCCCGTTCCTGCACCCAAATTCGTAATGTACTGAGCAACCCTTCTCCCCGAATCAGCTAAATATACTTCAGTGTCTGCTATTGACTCAGGGTCAACCATATCTATACCAAAGAAACGCCCAAACCTAGCGATATTAAGTTTGGTTTCTGCTCCCATGCCTGTAAACATATTGTCAATCAAGGGCAAAGACCTATTTACAGAGTTTAAGGATTCTGCGGCTTTTTGTGCATCTTCTGCGCTTTGAGCAAACAACTTCACGCCCTCTTCTACAAGCTGTGGGCCAAGTGATTTGTTGATATTTTCAACAACTCTTACTTGAGGGGGCGGTCTTTGTAGCCCCATTTCCTCAGCAGTTTTCCAAGTTTGAGCTTTATTATCCCATGCAAGGCCATTATTTATTCGCACATGAACAATCTTACTTGTTCCATCCGCTGCGGTTCTTAAAAATGGCTCTAGCTCGCCGCCTTGTCCAGATACAAATTCGTTAAAATTTTTGTCTGGCCCTTTATCTAATTTTAAGTCGTTAAATGTTTGCTCTGAAATTCCAACGCTTTTCGCTATAAACCTTCTTTGCGCTGGAGTTTGTGTTGGGGTGTTATCAAGCACCCTCTTCCTAAGCTCTTTACCAACCTCTGCCAACTCATCGGAGTCGGAGATTGACCCCACTGAAGTTGCAATATCTGGAAAGCCAAGCCTAGTAGCGTTAGCCATTAACGCGGCTTTTCGTTGCTCAAACTGCTGAGTTTCTGCTTCCTTAATTGCTAAATCTCTGCCCTGCGCTGCAACCGCCAATGCAGATTGTTGGTCTATAGGAATCAAGCCTCTTGCCGCCGTTGCATAATCAGCAGACGTAGCCATCGGGTCAGTAAGGGGATCAAGCAGGTCGGTCAGCATACCTCGCTGCCGCCTTCTGGCAGATAAAGAGCCAATATCTTGGGCTAACTTGTCGACGGGGCCAAAATTAGGGTTAGCGGCCCTTTGTGCTGAAGTAAGTCGTAAAGTCATTAGTCATCCCCTCCAATTCCAAGTAAATCTAAAAGGTCAGGACCATATTCTTCTGCGGCTTTACCAAGAATATCGCCTATACCACCCTGCCCGCCACCAGCACCACCTATGGCGCCTGAAAGCAGGCTAGTGCCAAGCCTACCCATCAGCTCTGCCTGACCGATACCTGACCCTAGAAGAGCGTCTAGGCCCGCTATAGAGGCTTCACCGAATAGGCCAGTGCCATATAGCTGACCGCGTTGCGCCAACTGAGAGGCCAATAAGCCACGCTGTAGGGCGTTCTGAGCCTGAGCCTCTGGCAGATACGCCGCACCCAATAGCTGAGTGCCAAGTTGTGCTTGTTGTGCCTGTTCTGCCTGCGCCTGTTGTATAGCCGCCAGTGATGCTCTGGCTTGAGCCTCTTCCTGAGCCTTAGCCAACGCTAACTGCTCTGATGTGCCACCAAACATAGAAGTTCTCACGCCCAATCTGCCCTGATTAAACAGCCTTTCTTCAAGGGCTAAACGCTGACGCTCTTCTTCACCAAGCTGAGTAGCCCTAATCCGGTTAAATATCTCTTGCTCGCGAGCCGCTTGATCGCCTGCTACGCCACCCAACAAGGTTTGCGCGCCTGTAAAGGCCCCCTGAGATATGGCCTGCTCTGTAGGACTAAACGTTGTTTGGATATTTGGCCCTATCATTGGCCCTGCGCCAGTAAATGCGCCACCGCCAGCACCACCAGCCGCGCCTGTACTGGTCAACCCAGCATTCCTAGCCGCCGCAAACTCCTGATTGGTAACTACACCGTCATTATTTATGTCAAACCCACGCATTTGTGAGGCTTGTTGATTAGCCATGGCTTGCTCACGGGTAATCCCTTGAGTGTCCATAAGCTGCTGAATACGGGCTTCTTGACCCATCTGCGGAAACGATCCGGGTGCTGGGACACCTACGCCAACACTAGAACCCGTCCCCGTAGTAACGGTAAATGGCTTGAACTGAGATCGCGCAAAGGCTTCTTCAGCAATCTGGCCTGCGCCTACAAGCCCACGCTCACCGATTGACCCAAGGCGGTCATAAGCGCCTGTCAAAGCTCCAAGACCACCAACAGTAGACGCTATAGGGACTATATTGTTGACAAGCCCACCAAAAAGACCGCCAAGAAAATTTCCCCCAAATGGATTTTCTTGCACCAATGGGCGGAATGGAACCGTAATTTGCTGTAAATCATCTACGGATAGCTGGCCTGCCCCTGCTTGGTTTTGCTGTGTGGCTGTCGTGTTGTACACGTCCTGAGTTGTCATAACGTCTTACCTATCAGTGCTAATACGTTCATTTCCTGTAGGGATATAGAGCTACCGTTTACTTCTGTTTGCAAACCTACCGTAATCACAGTGCCATTACCCGTACAATTTAAAGACTTGCGGCTGATCAGATCGCCAAGTGAAAACTCAACAGCCGTATATTCTGAAACGCCATAAAACCCCGGCGTGGATGTGCCAACCCTAAACCTCGAGGTGTTCGCCTGAACTGAGAAGTCATACGTCCAGCTCAGAATAATATCTGCATCATTACCACCAATAATTGTTGGTCGTATCTTCTTAAGAATCTTAAGTTTTGAGGGATCGCCAAATGTTAGGCCGGGGCTGGTATATCGAAAGATGTAGGACGTATTGTTGTCGTCAAAGCCATCATAAGTGCCAATACCGTTAACCGTGCCAATATAAACGTCACCATTACGATCTCTGGCAAAGCTCTTAAAATCCACACTAGGCCACTTGGTTACACGGAATGAACCATTCTCTAGTCGGCCCCTAAGATCAAAGCAGTAAACAAGGTTGCTATCAGGCAAACCTAGCAGATAGAAGTAGTTTTCAGGGCTGTAAACGCTAGTAGCTGGGCTGGTTTTAGCCGCCAGCTTAGCAATTAAGTCTTGCTTTACATTACGGCTAAGGTCAGAAATGGGGAGAGACTTTTCTTGTATTGTCCTACCTAGACTGCGCAGGCCGTCATCACTTAAGAACAGCAAGTCAGTGCCAATAGCCTGTACAGTTTTCCTATCTATACAGCCCACACCTGACACAGTATCGCTGATTGCCATGCTTGCAGGGCTACTCGCTCCTGAGTAAGCAATAATGCTGTGTTCGCCGAAAACAATAAGAAAGTCGTTATGAGCCGCTAAAGCAACAATCTTGTCTGCGCCATTAGGCCAAGCCTTTGATACATCAATGTTGCCGCTAGAGCCACCAGTAAACTTAGTGCCATCCAATAAATCAGACCAATAGATAATGGTGTCATTAGTAGCATTGCCAGCAATAAATAGCCTGCCAAACGCAGCAAGAACCTCGTTACACTTAAATGTAGCGTTCGTTGAATTACTGTTTACAACGCTAAACGTCCTTAAGCCATTAGCATTGTCATGTACCAAGGGGTCAAAACCTCTTTGGAAAAAGTAAGCCTTGTCGTTAAAGTTTACGATCTTCCAATCATTGGCCGTAATCGTGTATGAGCCGGGAGTGACATCCGTCAGCGTAGTTGTGCCGCTCATAATCTTGTTATTGCCAGTGCTAAATATCGTTTCGTTACCAGCACTGTCGTAAAACTCATGGATATTGTGGATATGGTCAGTACCCAACGCCGTCTTATTGGTCGTAATAACACTATTACCCTGACGAGAAGCCAATCGGCCCTGTCGATCAATAATCGCGTTATCTGCAACTTCTGCGAAGGACGTATCCTGCGCAATAGGCGAATCCTCCGTGTTAATGCCACGGAAGGCGGGGGCTACCAGATCAATACTTCTTAACGGCTGTGCCATAACCTATCCTACGGTGTGTAGAAGATTGTCTCTTCTGGGTGCTTCTGGGCATCTAACGCAATCGCATCAGACAAATGCTTATCAGCTATCGCAAAATACTCTGCTGTAGACGTACCACCCGTCTCGCCTCTTTCACGAGAAAGCAGGGCTATTGTCATGTGAATAACGGGGCTACTAGGAATAACGAGGGTGTCAGAGTTTGCGCTTAGCTCTGTATTCCTGTTTACCATCTTGACCTTAAGCGAATACACGCCGTCAGGCTTTGGATATACGTCAATCTGTGTGTCCCCGCTAGCGTCTAGGCCGTTATACGTAAAATATCTAGGCGACCCAGATACAGGCGTATTGACAAAGAACTCATTGTCAAACCATGCCTGCGTCTGATATTCCATTTCGGCATTAGAGGTGTCGTTGATAACCCTAAACACCTTGCCTTCATTACGGCTGCCGGTGAGTGAATAGGTGTAATCATCTGCTGCGGTCGTGATTGTTAGCATGGTACGCAGACCTGACCAGTCCCACGCAGTTTCAATCAAATCCTTTGCATCGTTTACATAGTCGCCAACCATGGCGCTATATGTGCTTTCAGATACGTTGCTTACCTCGTCCTCTCTAAGACGCCGTAATACGTTATTTACCAAGTTCAAATATGTCATCAAACAAGCCCTCCAAATAAAGACTGTTTACGCTGGCTTTGAGGGTCATTCAATAATCTTGCCAACTGATTATCTAGTTCTTTTCTTGCGTCCGTGGGTGCTATCTGCACTGGCTGAATAGTCGGAGCATCAAATCGGATAGACCGCTGTGTCAAAGGCTCAAAAGGCTGTGCAACCATAGCTGGCAGTGTGGCTAATGCCGTCAGCATTCCTGTTCCGTCTAGGCCGTCACCACCATTATCACTAGGGCCATCACCGGGGCCATCACCGGGGCCTTTGCCATTTCCGACAGTAACTCCAGTAACGCCATTGCTAACAACATCTACAACAGTGTCATTGCCATTACCGCCAGAAATAGTGTCATTGCCATTGCCACCGATTACAGTAACGGTATCGTTGCCATTGCCACCTTTCAGGGTGTCGTTTCCGTTACCACCTTTTAGGGTATCGTTGCCGTCACCGCCATTTAAAGTATCGTTGCCATTGCCACCGCCTAAGGTGTCATTCCCATTACCCCCGGTAAGGGTGTCATTACCGTTACTACCAGTGACAGTTACAGTTGACGCTTTGTCGCTATCCGCATTCGCCTTAGATTTAGAGCTAACAGTGCCATCGTTGTTCATATCAACAGGCTCAAGGCCGGCATTCTCTAGGGCCTTGTTTATCTCAACCTCTGTCATGTCGCCGTAGTCGGGCAGGTTTACCAAGATCCACTCAGCGGCTTTTACTACATCACTCTTTTCTGTGGCCGCAGTGTCAATTTCCTGAGCATCGCCCGTGCTTACTACCGTGCCTGTTTGCCTTTCAGGGTCATAACCCTCATACGGGTCTTGGCTCATATAGTCAGGATTCCATGGCTGACCCGTATACTTTTCCCATTCTTTTATAAGTTTGACCTGAACATCAGGGTTTTCCTCTAAAACAATTGCTTCATGTAGTTGACGAGCAACAACAGAGTCATCATCAGTTCCATAAGTATGAGTTGAAGCTGGCTGACTAACTGTCACGGTCGTTGCAGGGTCAGCCGCGCCTGCATCACCTCCATCGGCTCCATCAACACTTGCGTTAGCGCCTGCAGCTGCATCGCCACCACCGCCAGCATCTGTTTCTGAAGCCTCAGGCGGCAAAGTTACTCGCGCGCCATACATTCCGGGGACAATCGGGTATTCAGTGCCGCTTGCTTCGTCAATAACAACATTGCGAGTTGTGTCTAAAATATATCCAGCCGGCAACTTACCGAAAGCGTCATAAGTAGTAGTGCCATCATCATTTTCAATACCGGCAGCTTGGTTTTCTATTGCATCAAATTGTTGAGCATCAAAATCAGTGCCGGCAAGATTAACAATAATGTTAGAACTCATTGCGCTGTTTACTGCTTCAGTAATATTTTCAAGAGAATTTGCACCTGCTGCAGCTCCTGCGCCTACGCCGCCCACACCAGCAAGCAACCCAAAAGGATCTGAGGTGGCTCCAGACCCAAGAAAACCGCCGGCTTGTACCGTAGGAAAAAAGAACTCAGCAATAGTGGCAGCATTTGCGCCATTTATGCCCGGCACTGCAGCTAAAGCAGTTTCAAGCGCGCCTTTGACTGCCTGCGTACCTTGACCAATAGCATTGCCCACCGCAGTACCCTGAAGAGCAGACCCGATAGTTGAAACCGCAGCCCCTGTAAGCGCTGATACAACAGCAGTTTCAAGCGCCACCTTCAAATAATCACTAAAACTAGCATGGTCATCGACCTTAATAGTTTTCTGATAGCCAGAGCCAGTCCACTTAAACTGATCGCCATCGTCGTTATAAACAGTGTCTTGGACACCCCACTTTTGAAGTATGGCAGCACCTTCATTCATCCACTGCTGATAACCACTTTGACGAGCATTGCTAATATCTTGGCTTATCTTTTCTGTAACTTCTTCTTTTTCACCCGGCCTAAACGCAAGGTCTTCCCCCTCAATAACAGCAGATTCTATGTCGCTGGGTCGATAATCGGGATTAGCAAGCATCCAGTCGGCTGACTGAACCCACTCTTGAGAGTCATTTATATAGCCCATGTAGTTATCAAATGAGCCAAACTGTTGCTGTAACTGGCCAGAATCCTCAAACTCTTGACGAAGCTCCTGCTCTGTCATTTCTACAAGCTGTGCTGTTTGGTTGGATTCGGCAGATCCACCAAAGGGGCTGCTGGCATCACCCTTGGCGTTGCTAGTGATAACTGTGTAGGTATCTTTTGCTACCGCAGCAGGAGTATCGTCGGCCGCATCATCAACCGTTGTGTCATCAGCTGTTGTGTCGGCCAGCATATCTGTCTGATCTAGCTGTTGTTGGGTCTGAAACTCTTGTGCTTCTTGCGTACCAGACAAAACCTCTTCAACAACCTCAATAGGTGCGGGGTTGACGTTTACGTAAAAGTCCCGCTCTTCCATTGTCGGATCGCGGCCAACAGTTTCGTTAAATGTTTGAAATACAGCCGCTTCAGGGGAGTTGGCTATGCCCTGCTCTATTTGCTCAATACTCTGACCCGTTGCAAGCCAGCCATCTAAGCCACCCTGTAAAGGATCGCGGCCCAGATACTTGTTATACAGCTTAATGATCTCATTACCTGTATCTACTAGCTCTTCAGATGCAACAAATAACTCTGCCATTACTTGGCCCTCAGCTTCATCAGCTTATCAGCACCCCGGATTCCGAAGCTGGCGCTGACTGCGAGAAAAAGAAGGTACTGATACCAATCAGGCAAAGTAGATAGAACGTCAAAGCTGTAACGAACGCGATCAACAATAGAGGCATCATCAGCCACAACAGAGTATCCAAGGCAGAATAGTGGGACTGCGAGTACAATCGTCCAAAACTCGTCTTTCCACGAGTTATTAGACGCCTCAGCCATCTTTTCTTCCCACGTAGCCGTGTTGCTAATGACCTCCATCTTTGCCTGATGTTTAGCTTGAGACTGCTCATGGCGATTGTTCATCCATGTTTTTGCCAACCCTGCTACTGGCCCTAACAATGCTTGTAACATTTTTTAGCTCACTCTTCTGTGTTTAGCGGGTTATCTAGGATTCGCTCTATGCGTTCTTCTAAATCATCACGCATAACTCTAAGCTCGTTGTTTATCTCTCTAAGGCTGTCGTTCACCCTCTCCTCAAGGGCGTAAACGTCGTCTCTCATCTCTCTAGTAGCCTCAGCTACCGTGTCATCAGTGCTTCTAGCAATCTGCTCTACAACGTCTATATCGGCCTGTAAGCGGTCTAGTTCACGCTCTAGCGCAGTCGTTAGGGAATCGACGTTGCTCATCTTTGTATCAATTACCGCCAAAGCTTCATCGTAGGCACTGAAGTCGGGTGAGACGTATTCAGTTATTGCCTGCTCTGCAGTCAACAATCGTTGATATAGCTCAAAGCCACCCCACATGGCAGCTATGACACTGCCCGCAAAAGGTATGGCTAGTAACAACTTGCCACCCGAAACCTTTAAGCCTGCAAACTCTACCTCTGCCATTGTATGTCCACCAGATCATTGAATGTTTCTGACCCGCCTAGTCTTAGCACGCCAAATGGATCGACTCGTGGGGCATTCTTAGGGTAGACCTGTTTGCTTTTATAAAACTCGTCACGGTCAGAAAGGCTCACATCTTGATACTGATTGAAGTCTTCGTTGTTAGAAATCAAAACCACAGTAAGGCTTTGGTCTGTAAAACCGCCTGTATCTGACAACGTCTCTAGCTGCTGATCCATGCTTTTACTAACCTGCGCTTCGCTCATAGTCTTTAGGGCTACTGTGGCTTTTTGCACCACAAACTGCTCTTGAACGGTTGGCTCATCAATCTCAAAGCGGCTAAAGTCCGGCGGTTGTGAGCTTAGAAACTGACCCACACTCTGCCCTGTAGCCAAGGCATCATTGAAGTCATCTTCAAACTGCTCCTGAGATGGAGGCGCTAGGTCTACAGATACCATGTTGTTTGACTGCTGTTGCTGTATTTGCTGGACCAGCCCCTGCGCAATCTGGGTCTCTTTTGTTGCAGAGTCCCAGTAATTACTACCACCAGATTGGCTACTGCTCTGGGCTGTCTGTTGCGTTTCTTGAGACTGTTGCTGTCTTTTAAAGCCGCTAGTGCCTTGACTTGATTGCTGGCTAACCATAGATAGCGCCATCCCTACGGCATCGACCGCTGGCCTTACTACTTCGCGTACAGCTTCAGCGGCTGGCTCTGCTCGTGTTTCAGCAACAACCTCAATCGGAGCCGTTTCTTTTCGCATAACAATCGGCTCTGGCTCGGGCATTTTTTCTACCCGGGCGGGTTCGGGGCGAGGATCTTTTGTCACCCGCACAACCTCAGCCATAATTTCTTCGGACGTTGCCCCTCTAAGCTCGCCAACCTGTACAGGCTTTTCCTTTACTTTTATTAAATCTTCCGCCTCATCAAATATAGGAGGCTTATCCTTTATTCGCGGCATTTCCTGCACGGCAGGCGCATCTTCCATTCTTGGCTCAGCCTGCATGAGAGGTGCATCTTGCGTTCGTGGCATGCCCCGCTCAGGCGGCATCCCAAACATTTCTTTTTCTTGAGGAGTATTTTCATAGACTGGAGGAGGCTCTACATGCTTCATCACTTTTGGTTTACCAGTAGCGTCCGGTTGATCTAAAAACAAAAAGTCGTCAGGAGAGTCACCAAACACAGCATTTGTTGCTTGATCTGCAAAAGTGGGCGGCTGAGGCTCTGGCTCTGCAATAACTACCGACTCCTGCACGGCAACATTTTCACCATAACCGGCACAAGAAGAATCGTTCTGGGGGTTTGAACAATCAGGGACAATAACAGGGTTGGTGTTTATAGGGGTGTATATCGCTACTACTGACGGATTTCTAACAGATGGCCCGTAGTTGCCTGCCCAAAAACCTCTATCTACGCCATCAATTCTCAAGCTGACAGCCTCATAGGCCGTGCCAAAGTCATACACTTCAGTACCAGTAAAGGTCTGCCACTCTTGATTGAAATCTCGTCGGCTAAAAACTTCTCGAACATCAGTGTCACCAGCCGCGTTGCCAACCGCGAGAAACGCCTCTATCTCATCCTCTGTGCCATTTGGGTCGCCACAGTACCCACCAAATGAGTTGTTGCAGTTGTACAACGCGTCAAACGACCAATTCAAAGTTAAAATTTGTAGCGGATCATATTGGGGCAGGACGCCTACCGCCGTCACATTGCCCGTCTGAAAGCTGTATTGGTATGTGCCAGCACCAGCGTTAAACGCAATGTTTGCAGACGTCTCCGTAGCAGTAAGCAAATTTTCAGACGTTTGTGTCTGCCCGTATCCAGTACAGGCATGAAACAAAAGCATTGTGCCAACTAGCCGCCTCATGTCACATGCGCCTCTCTGGTGAGGGAATACGCTCAGGGTAAGACGCCCACAACGCCTTGGCCTCATCACCTATTTGGCCCTCAATGGGGCATGGCGTCCCGGCATCCATCATAGAAGACCACACTCTGTAGTCCTGGCACATAAGGCTCACAGCAGCTACCCGCATACCCATGTCATAAAGGGTCTTGCTCAACTTAATCCTTTCGCAGTTCTTGTCCCGCACAGACTTGCCGGTCGAAAAACCAAGTATCTGCGTCTGCACCGCACCAGATATGCCCGTAGTACAAAGGTCTTGGCTGTAGCTACTGCCAATACTAGGCGCTATCGCACTAGGAGGTGGCGAGTTTATGTCCTGCGTCACCCTCTGCGTTGAGGTGCTAGTAGAGTTGTTAGTGTTTACGTTGTTGTTATTAGAGCTAACGTCTGACGTAGACCTGCTTGTCTGGTCAATAGTCGTATCGGATGTTGTCAAACTAACACTATTGTTGGTGCTGGTGTTCTGATTGACGTTCGTAGCACTGCTAACAGACGTGCTGTTGTTGGTATTTTGGTTGACGTTGTTATTGTTGTTTACGTTGTTACTGGTTGAGTTGCTTGTGTTGATATTGTTAATTAACCCAGTGTAATCGGTCGTGTTGACGCTTTGATTGAAATTACTGTTATTCGTGACAGCGTTATACGTCGAGTTAATATCTGACGTATTCACGTTGGTGTTAGTGTTAGTGTTGGTGTTGGTGTTGGTGTTTGTGTTCGTATTGGCAGACGTACCCGTGTAGGTCGTCGTATTAACGTTTTCGTTGTTATTGGTGTTGGCGCTAGTAGATGACGATGTTGTATTTATATTAGTCGTCGTTTGACCTAGCGACAGGGCAGGCCACAACAAACACGCAGTAATAATGACTAATCGCCTCATGCAATTTTCAACAATTAAGCGTCAGGGTCTACCCAATTAGGGTCTTGAACCCACTTAGGGTCTGCAGCAGGGTCATAGGTGTACCGATTTCCTGACCAGTTGCTAGGCGCGTCCGT